CAGGGGAATGTGACCGGGTTTAATTGGTCAAGGGTCCCGCTGATCCCGGTCAAATGCAATAGTGATGAAATCCCTTTGCTGAAAAGGGTCAAGTCATTACAGGACGGTATCAATGTGATGTTATCCGATTTTGAAAATAATATGCAAGAGGACGCAAGGAATACAATCCTTGTCCTGAAAAACTATGACGGTACGAACTTGGGAGAGTTCAGAAAGAACCTTGCAACCTATGGGGCAGTAAAGGTCAGAAATGATGATTCTGCAAAGGGTGGGGTTGAAACCCTTGAAATCACAGTCAATGCAGACAACTACAAGGCTATTGTGGAGATATTCAAGAAAGCCCTGATTGAAAACGGCATGGGATATGATGCAAAGGATGATAGACTTTCCGGCAACCCCAATCAAATGAACATTCAATCAATGTATTCTGACATTGACAATGATGCAGACGATACCGAAACAGAATTTCAGGCGGCCTTTGATGATATTCTTTGGTTTGTCAATGCACATTTGGCAAACACAGGAAAAGGTGACTTTGAGGGTGAGGAAATAGAAATCATCTTCAACCGGGATGTGCTTGTCAATGAATCTGAAACCATTGAAAACTGTCAGAAATCAATGGATATTCTGTCACTTGAAACAATCCTGTCAATGCACCCTTGGGTGGATGACGTTCAGGAAGAACTTGACAGACTGGAAGAACAGAAGCAGAAAGAACAGGAAGAACTTGAAAAGCAATACAATCCATTCATGCAACCGGGTCAGGATATTCCCCCGGATGATGACAAAGGCGGTGGTCTGAATGGCAAAGAAAAACCGTGATTACTGGGCGAAAAGGTTCAATCAGATTGAACAGATTGAACATGGTCAGGGTGTGAAGTGCTATGCAGATATTGAAAACTTGTACCGTAAGGCACAAAGGCAGATTGAAAGTCAGATTGAAGCATGGTACGGACGGTTTGCAGACAATAATAACATTTCCCTGACAGAAGCAAAACGCCTGTTGACCACAAAGCAACTTGCAGAACTGAAATGGGATGTTCAGGAATATATCAGGTATGGTCAGGAAAATGCTATCAATGGTCAATGGGTGAAGCAACTGGAAAATGCGTCATCCCGGTATCATATCAACAGGCTTGAAGCGATACGCCTACAAATACAGCAGTCCATTGAAGCATTGTTTGGAAATCAGCTTGACGGCATAGATCAGACCATGAGGGCAATCTATAAAGACGGCTTTTACAGAACGGCTTTTGAGATTCAGAAGGGTTTTGGGGTCGGTTGGGATTTTGGCACACTGGATGAAAAGCAGATTGCAAAGATCATCAATAAACCTTGGGCGGCTGATGGGAAAAACTTTTCTTCAAGAATATGGGATAACAAGCAAAAGTTGGTGAACGAACTGAACACCACCTTGACACAAGGGGTTGTTCTTGGTCAGGACCCGCAGAAAACGATTGACACGATTGCCCGGAAAATGAACACTTCAAAGAAGAATGCCGGGCGGCTTGTGATGACAGAACAGGCATTTTTCAGCGAAACGGCACAGCACGATTCATTCAAGGAACTTGGTGTTGAACTATATGAAATTGTTGCAACCCTTGATTCACACACATCTGAAATCTGTCAAGATATGGACGGCAAAAAGTTCAAAATATCAGAATGGGAAGTTGGAACAACTGCCCCGCCTTTTCATGTTTATTGCCGTTCAACTACTGTTCCGGCGTTTGATGATGAATTTGACCTGATCGGTGAACGTGCCGCAAGGGGTGAGGATGGCAAGACCTACTATGTACCGTCAACTATGACATATAAGCAATGGGAAAAATCCTTTGCAACAGGGAGTGGTGACAAATCAGGCTTGAAGCAGATTACACCTGATGATACAATAAAAGTGGATTCAGATGTTACAAAATACAAGAAGAAAGATGCTATTGACAGGTTAAAGACTGAACACGGCATTGACTTTAAGGATAGCAGAAAATACGCTATGGATGAAAGGCTTTTATCATCTTGTGTCAGTTGGTTGGATGGGTTTAGTTCAAAATACGGTTCATTCATGCAGAACATTAAACATAAACTGCCTTTGATTCAAAATCAGCCCGCTTCCAAGATGAAAGGCAAAGTTGGATGTTTTTCATGGTATTCTGCAACAGGCAAGGTTGATTCCATAGAACTGAACGGCGTATATTTTTCAGATTATGATTATATGCAGAAATACGTTCAGGGTACAATAAAATCAAAATGGAGTGTTGCAAACGCTGAACCACATAAGACCTTTGTTCATGAATTTGGTCATTATGTATCGCATTCCTTGAAAGAGATTACAGGCAATAAGAATTGGCAGCATGATTTCATTCAGGATTGTATTACAGAGTTCAAAAAGCAAGAACCAAATTATCAATATGATTCATATGTTGGAATGGCTGATTATGTTTCAAGGTATGGGGCAACAAAGGAAGCAGAACTTTTTGCAGAAGCATTTGCAGAAGCATTTGGGGGTGACAATCCAAGAACCTTTGCAAAGATATTTGGTGATAAACTTGATAAAATTTTGAAAGGGGTGAAATGATATGGAAGAACCTAAAGGTATTGATTATTGGTACATTGACCAAAGGGCTGAAAAGTGGTGCATCAAGGATGATGCCCCGGAATGGGCGAAAGAAGAATTTGAAGAATACTTCAAAGATGAACCTGATGAAAATGGGATAATGAGAACTTGAAAAAGGCACTGTTATATAAGACGGTGCTTTTTTCGTGGGTATAAATATTCAAATAATTATTTTTAACGCT